ATTTAGGTCTATACTCTGGAAGCCATACATATTTTAGCATCTGGTTTGCTATAGCTAAACTCATGACACGGTCGTCATGGGGTGAACCGTGCGTCTGGCCGTTGTCATCTCTCACGAAAGTTTTAAGTTCGGCTAAAGTATAGTCGCACTTTATGTTAACAGCCCCATCTCTAAGACCTGCATTTAATTCATCTAAAGCCAATGGTTTTGTTAAAGTTGTTGTGCGCCAACCCAAGGTTTCTGTGGCTTCCGGATTGCGTTGATTTAATCTGCGTTGACGATAAAGATTCGTATAGTCCGCTTTATTTAAAGCTGTTAGAGTGGTTAAACCGTGGTTGTTGGATTCTACTCCAATTAAAGCCTTATTGTAGTAGTAACCCAAAGCTAACAGTATTTCTTCTCCGAACTTGTCTGGATCTACGCGACCATGCCAGTGGGCTACCACGGTACCGGTTTTGGCATCGATGACATGGGCCGAAGAATAGTCGCCTCTGGCCAAGCCCTCGGCAACGTCAGCCCCAATCACGTAAACCGAGTTAAACATTGGGGTTTCCCATACGGACAACGGTCCACCAGTTGATTCAAATATGTAATTGTTAACGCTTGATTCCAATTTTTTATGAAAGCCTTTTTTCGGCTGCTGAGTAATTATTAACTTTAAAACATCCAAGTCAAATACCGGTCTGCCAGAACGTATGAATGCTTCTTCTGGGTTTGACGGATATTCTTGATGTAGCTGCCAATCTGGCAGTTCTGCTTTTTGAGCGTCGTACCAAGCTTGATTGCGTTCTGCCGCTGACCAAGGAAAGAAAACGCCATGAAACCTGTTGGTTCCTGTTTGCGATCCTTGCCACAATTGGAAGAAGATGTTGCCCTCACCTTTTGCTGTTGACATGCAGATTACTCTACCGCCAACGTCAGCGATTGGTTCTATTGACGCCCAGGCTTCGTCTGGGTTGGGCAAGAATGCCATCTCGTCAATAATGGCCAGATATACCGATTCACCTCTGGCTGGCTCGTTTGCAGATGGTAGCGACTCGATGACCGAATCGTTATTGAATGTCATCTTTAGCACGTTGTTTTGAACTAATTCTGGACCAGATTTTTTTAACCAGTCTGGTAGGAATTTATGAATGTATTTTGCCTTCGCCAACAGTTTGGTTGCTTCTCTCTCGGTCTTTGACAACATAACGATGAAACGGTCGGGCCAAAAGAAAGCTAACCAAAAAGAGTATGCCGCTGCGAGAGTTGAAAAACCTATCTGACGCGCTTTTAAAACTATTGAGTATCGATTGTTTAACCATGCCTCTACTGCTTCCTTTTGTGCGTTGCGTAGTTCAAATTTAATTTTGCCTTTGTTCGGATGTTTGATGTAAACGTAGTTAGCGCAGAAGAACTCAAATGCTTCCGCCAGTTCTTTGGGCGTAGATCCGTCCCTGCCACGGCAACGCCTGAACTGATATTCGTTAACTAGGTCTTCCAATTCCATTTATGCCAAATGCTCTTTACCTAAGGTTATTGCCGAATGAAATTCTGATTTGTCCGACGAATCGTTTGCAATGTGTTTTTTTGCAAGCATTATTTCCAGGTGTCCAACGTTGCGTTCTACGATGTTGTGTTCTTCGGCGGAGTGCGTGCACTCTTCGATTGCTTTAAGAATTGCCGAAACACTGTGACGCATTATTGGAATGTCTCTTTCAGCCGAAGGTTGTGATAGTAGTTCTTCTTCTGTCATGTTTATCTCCCCTCTAGTTTCGCTATTTTGGCAGAAAGTTCTTTGATTGCGTTGACGAGTATCGGCACCAGTCTACCGTAGGATGCCTCTAGTTTGTCCGGGTTGGAGCGATACGTCAATTGTAACGTTTCGTGTGCGTCGACCAGGTCCTCTAGTGAGGCCAGTTCTTGGGCGATGAATCCCATGTCGGAAACGTCGACCTTGGCACCGTCGCGCATGTTCCACTTGAACTCTACCGGGTTGAGCGAGTTGACAAATTCCAAACCATGTTCCAAGGGTTTGATGTCTTTTTTGTCGCGCACGTCCGAAAGCGATGTAATCGTGGTTACCTGACAACGCAGAGTTGCAATCGAGGAATTACCCAGGGTTATCTCGTTGGATACCGTGTTTGTGCTTGGTTCGGCATCGTAACCGATGGCAGTGTTGTTTCCACCGGTCGTCAAGCTAGACGCTGCTTCTGTTCCAATAAACGTGTTCTGAACGCCAGTGGTTACGCTAACTCCAGTGCCGTTGCCTATTGCAATATTTTGTGAACCGGTAGTGTTTTCTTGTAATGTGCCTGCACCAATCGCGGTGTTACTGGCTCCTGTCGTGTTTGCCTGTAATGCATTGTGTCCGATACCAACGTTATTATTGCCGATTGTATTTTGTCTCAATGCAAATCTGCCGACTGCAACGTTGCTAGGGCCAGTCGTGGTGTTCTGCAACGCCTGAGCACCGATTGCTACGTTGTAGTCAGCGGTCGTGGCGTTTTCCAGTGCCTGGGTACCTATTGCGACGTTGTCGCTACCGGTTGTATTGTCCTGCAAAGCAGTAACACCAATCGCCACGTTGTTGCTTGCGGTGGTGTTAGCCTGCATTGCAAAAAGACCGATTGCAACGTTGTTATTGGAGGTCGTGTTGTTTGTCAATGCTTCAAAACCAATTGCAATGTTACCTTCACCAGTTGTATTGTCCTGCATTGTTTGTCTACCTATTGCAATGTTGTTTCTGCCAATCGTGTTGGACAGCATTGTTTGAGAACCAAGTGCAATGTTGTCAGTGCCGGTGGTGTTGGCATTCAGTGCTTGAAATCCAATTGCAATGTTGTCAGTGCCAGTGGTGTTGTTTTGTAATGTTCCACTAGCAAATGCAACGTTCTGGCTGCCGCTTGTATTGTTTTGCATCGTTTGATTGCCAATTGCAAGGTTGTTATTGCCTGTCGTGTTAGCCTTTAACGCCTCACTGCCGATTCCAACGTTGTTGCTTCCGGTTGTGGTGTTTTGCATTCCTTGATATGAGATTGCAATGTTGTTTTGACCGCTTGTAAGATTTTGTAATGCCTGAACACCGATTGCAATGTTGTTAGCGGCACTGTCTGTTGCGTTTTCTAGCGCACGACCACCAAGTGCAATTATGCCAGAAAGTCCTTGCGCGGTTTTTAGTGCCTGGTTACCAAGTGCTAGGTTGGCGCTTGCAGTGGTTAGTGCAGTTCCAGCTTGATATCCAAGAAGCACATTGTCTCCACCAGTAGTGATAGCCTTACCAGCTTCAGAGCCAACTGCAACGTTTGCGCCACCTCCATTTGAAGCTGTTAATGCTTGATATCCAATTGCGATTATACGTGAACCGGTTGTTTCTTCGTCAAGTGCTTCGCCTCCAATTGCAACGTTTTGGAATCCGGTGGTTAAGGCTAAACCTGCCTGGAATCCTACTGCAACGTTTTGTCCACCGGTAGTCACATTCCTGAGAGTGCTGCTTCCAACTGCTACGTTTTGACTAGACGTATTGTTATTAACACCAGTGGTAGAAGTCATTGAGTTAACGCCTATGGCAATTAAATCATTGCCGGTTGTTATGCTTTGACCTGCATTATCACCTATTACAGAGTTGTTGTTAGCGCTAGTCGCATTTCTGAAAGTGTTGACTCCAATTGCAATGTTGTTTCCTCCGGTGATTGTGCCAGAAAGAGAACTGAGTGCCATTGAGTTAAGACCTATTGTAACGTTGTTGTTACCAGTGGTTATTGATGCTCCGGCATTACCACCAAGTGCCGTATTCGAGCTTCCCGTTGTAATGCCAAGTCCAGCAAATCTGCCATAAAGATTATTGCCAGTGGCCGTTGTTATGTTAAGGCCCGCAAAATTACCAACTGCATGGTTTGACCCGCCGGTAGTCAAGGCGGTCAATGCGCTGCTGCCTATTGCCATATTGCTGCCTGAGAGTGTTGAAGTAAAGTCATCCAACGCACTGTCACCGATTGCAATTATTGCGGTGTTGCCGGTTAACAATTTTAATGCGTTTCTTCCAATAGCAATACAGGTTGTAAGGGTTGTGTTTGCGTTCAATGCATCTGCACCGATTGCAACGTTGTTAGATCCTGAAACGTTTGCAGCCAATGCGTTTGAACCAATCGCAATATTTTTTGTACCAGTTACAACTGCGTTCAGTGCATTGAAACCAACCGCGGTGTTGTTGGAACCAGAAGGTCCTGTCCCATTCATTGCAGCTTTACCGAAAGCGGTGTTGGCGTTAGTGCCTACTGTGCCTGTTGGGCCTGTTTCTGCAAATCCTGGTATAGAACCTGCTGGGCCTGTGGGGCCTGTTGGACCTAGAACGTTTGGATTTGGAACTATTCCTGCTGACATTGTTTGCTCCTTATTTTAAGAAATTTCTGAACCAAATGCGGCGAATGCGACGTCGTTGGTTGTTGAAACAACAGTGATTACATCTGTTGCATCTAACGTAACACCAGCGGTGTACGTAAAAGTTGAACCTGCGGCCAAAACCAATCCTTTAACAAGATAATCTTTTGTGGCAATTGAACCACCATCGACACGAACTGCAATGTCAATTGTAGCAGAGTTGCTTGCATGTGTGTTGCATGCGTTGATTGTTGATACCACGGTGTTGGTTGATGCCGGAACCGTGTATAAATCAGCGCTTGTTGATGCTGGTGCTGACTGTCCTAGAACTTTGTATGTCGTTGCCATTGTTTCTCCTTACATTCCACTTAGCATGAGAATGTCTTGTAATCCTGCGCCACCTGTTGGGCCCGTTGGTCCAGTAAATCCAGTTGGACCTGTAAAGCCCGTAGGGCCAGTGGGACCAGTGAAACCCGTGGGTCCAGTTGGTCCAGTGAATCCTGTTGGTCCAGTTGGGCCTGTGTCACCTGTTGCGCCTGTGGGTCCTGTTGGACCAGTGTCACCAGTAGGCCCAGTTGGACCAGTTACTCCAGTTGCACCTGTGGGACCAGTTGGGCCCGTAGCGCCCGTGGGTCCAGTCGGACCCGTGAATCCTGTTGGTCCTGTTGGTCCTGTATCGCCCGTAGATCCTGTTGGGCCCGTAGCGCCTGTGGGTCCAGTCGGACCCGTTGGTCCAGTAGGTCCTGTTACCGTTTGTGCTTCTAGTTTCCATGCTCCTGGTCCACCTGCGCTTATTGCACTAAATACCCAGGTGTGGTCACCATCAGTAAATACTTGACCATCTACTGGTGAAGCTGGAAAGTTTATTGGCATTTAATTCCCCTTATGCTGACAGGTCGCCTGCGAGTACGTATGTGTTTGATGCCGTGCAAATCAAAGATGCGGTTGAATATTGTGCACGTAGTTTCAATCCTGGTGTTCCGTTTATGGTCACACCCGCTTGCGCAACAACCGTTGTTTGTCCTGCACCAAGTTGTATGATGTCTATGCTTTGACCAGCTGACAATGCCGTTGATGTTGCCACGTTGAAATTGTTTGCAGCGCCAACTGTCATTGTAACTATTTTGCCGGCATCGCTTGATGCACCAGTATAGCTTGCAGTTTGTGCATTGATGGTTTGTGCATCTGCAAAGCTACCGGTTGGTCCAGTTGGTCCGGTGGGTCCGGTTGCACCCGTAGGGCCAGTCGGTCCCGTAGGTCCAGTCGGGCCCGTGAATCCGGTTGGTCCAGTTGGTCCTACGTTTGCATTACCAAATTCAACCCATTGATCGGTGTCACCATCGTCGTAGTAAATGTAGGTTCTACCGTCAGTAGAGTTGTACCAAACCAACCCATCAATACCAGGTGGTGCAGTCGGACCAGTAACTTCAAATTCCCCATCAGCACCTGTTGGTCCTGTGGGTCCTGTTGGTCCAGTAAATCCAGTCGGACCCGTGAATCCTGTTGGCCCTGTTGGCCCCGTATCGCCCGTAGGTCCTGTAAATCCTGTTGGACCAGTAAATCCAGTCGGTCCTGTAGGACCAGTTGGACCTGTGAATCCTGTTGGTCCTGTTGGTCCTGTATCGCCTGTAGGACCTGTAAATCCTGTTGGACCTGTAGGTCCAGTTGGACCTGTATCGCCTGTAGGGCCTGTGAATCCAGTTGGCCCCGTAAATCCTGTAGGTCCAGTTGGTCCTGTATCGCCCGTAGGACCTGTAAATCCTGTAGGACCCGTAAAGCCTGTAGGGCCCGTAGGACCAGTTGGTCCCGTAAATCCAGTTGGTCCCGTAAATCCAGTTGGTCCCGTAAATCCTGTTGGTCCTGTAAATCCTGTTGGTCCAGTAGGTCCAGTGTCCCCAGTTGGTCCAGTGTCACCAGTTGGTCCTGTAGGACCTGTTGGACCCGTGAATCCAGTTGGTCCCGTAGGTCCAGTTGGACCTGTGAATCCAGTTGGTCCTGTTGCTCCAGTCGGTCCGATATTAACCCATTGCAAATTGTTCCAATGAGTAACACCGTCACCAATTTTGAATCCAGGTCCAGGAGGAGTTGCAGTAGCAGGACCAACTGCAGGAATAACTTGAGGTGGTCCAGCATCAGTACAAATGCCTATTTCACCTGAAAGCAATACAGGGTCGAAGTTGTACCAGTTTGCTTGAGTATCCCTACGAAGTTGTAAAATTGTTGCCATAGTTAGAAGTTTCTTAGATTCGAGCGCTTAAGAAGGTCGCGACGTCTGTCGAAGACGTATTCTGCTGTTCCTGTTGCACCGCCGTTGCAATCAAACGAACTCAACCCTGGAGTTGGTCCTGTAGGACCAGTTGGCGAATACATTTGCGTATCTGCAAAAGCTGGTTCGGTATTTGCATTCAACAAATAGTGGAACTGTATGGTTGATGCCTGACCGCCGTCAATGATATCTTCATCTTGGTGCTTGATTAGAAGTTGGTCGTTTTGCTTTGTCAGTTCGCGTTTTAAAGTATTCATTTGGCGAACAAGCAAAGCATTGTTTGCGCCTTGTAAACCAGTTATGCCTGGCGCAGTCCAAACGGCTCTCACTAATAATCCTCCTTTTTCATCTTTTGTATTTCAAGCGTTGCAACCTTTTTGTTTGCGGAAAGTTGCAAAATTAAATCCTGCAGCTCGTCATCAGAAAGAGATTTAACTGAAGTCTCGGACTTTATGTTAAGTGTTGACGATTGCTGCAGGAAACCTGTTGCGCGCAAATAAAGCTCTGCGGAGCGTACATCCCCCGACAAAGCTTTAATATACAAAGAATCCAAAAGCTTTTGCGTGCGATCTGGAGATTGGGCAAGCCCTTCAATGCCCAGCCTCCAACGCTCTTGGAACGGCTTTTTCTTTTCCCAGCTGAGTATCGTGTTGTAGTGCAACCCCACGGACTCGGCATAATCCTTTTTTGAAGAAGGAATTCTTGAATCTTCGGGCGTCAGAAGCCACGCCAGGTAGGACTCCTGTTCACCGCTTAGCATCAAATCAGACTTGGCCATACAAACCTCTTTCTACTATATGCATACTTTTTTCCGTAAGACTGTTGTTTAGTCGATTTTGCGTTTACTAGTAGGGTATAATTGTAGCAAAAGGAGCTAAAACTATGACTTACATTAAAGAAACCAACACAAACATGAACATTGAAAAGAAGGGTAAGAAGAAAGCCCCTAGGTTCTACCGACCCGACTTGGCAGGCCCTCTTAAAATAACCAGGGCTGACGGCACTGTTGAAATTAAACCAGCCATGACCCGTGAAGAGCTTGTGGCATTCCTAGACAAATACGAGGATAAGCATTGGTGACCAAAGTCACACCAAAGATTTTGGTAGAAATGACTCACTTCTGCGCTTTCGTATGGTATTATATCTATAAGAAGGAAATAGCTATACGTAAAACATCTTAAAAACGAACGCAAACGACAACGATAAAGTCGTAAGCGTTTTAAACCAAACAAACAAGAAAGATAGGTAACTAAAATGAGTAACAAAGTAATTCCGCAAACGTATACAGG